ATATAGACAATTTGAGCCTCTTGATCATTTATAAAAGCATCCCACATACCCGATATTTTATAAAAGCCGCTCTTAGGTATCACCCCAAGCCCTGTAGACGAATTATAAATAGAATGAGTATCATAGTCCTTATCTTCAAAAACTATAACCTCCCCATTTCCTGACGGATTTATACTTTGACCACTATCACTGGTATATCGACAAGCTATTGTCTCGCTTTCTAAGTTTGTTTGAGGATTGTTTTTTCCTAATATCTCAACCCAATGATATCTAGAGTTGTTACTTAGAGTAAATGTGTTAGATGATCTCAAGTCTAGAGCTTGACCTTTTTCTAAAAATACACTACCGGAAAAATTAAGAATAACGGTGCTTGCGTTATTATAGCCTAAAGACTTTTTTGGTAAACCATCTACATATGCTGTTATATCCCAGTTAGTTTCTGCTGTACTAGAGAAAACACTTCCGAATATATTGTAGTATTTAGATTCAGGGCTAACGAAAGTATCAGTCCCATTATCGTTTTGAACCCAAGACCCCGTAGAATCTAAAACCTTAGTGAAATCTATTCTTTCTGTGTTTGCATCTATTACGGCTCCAGAATTACCCTCACCAGAAACAATAATTTCTCTACCACCAAAATCACTAGACATGTTAGCTTGGGATGACCATCCTTGAATTGGTATTAGTGCCGTGAACGAAAGCCCTTGTCCGGAACTTATCAAGGCGTTCCCGTTGCGAGGAACCAAGCCACCCGATGTACTCGTAGTTGCTCCAACATTTAGGAAGTTATCGCCACCTGTAGCCAGCAAAGTTATATATGTAGAAGTGTTGGCATTAGATATTGCCGAATCACCTACTTTAGTTATAGGTAATCCAGATCTAATGCTTAGATTTTCGGGCAGTGGTATCTGAGCTTCCACCGCTGTAGATATTCCAGAAGTAAATGAAGCTGTTAGTTGTAGATATTCCCCAACTTGGTGATATTTGAAATCAAGCCCTGTTGTTGTTCCGAAACCTAATATTACTGGTGAGTAGTCCTTGTCATTAGTAACAATAGCACCCTGACTAATAACCTGAGGTGACAAACTAACTCTATCGTAAATAAAATTAAAGCTATCTACCGAGTCTGTCGCTATATGTAGAATGATAGAGCCGTTTTCGCAGTCTATTGGAACTTGAACTCTAGCGTAATGTGTAGACTTTCCACCTAATACATCTTCACCATTTATTCTTATAATGGTTCCATTTGTATTATCTTTAAAATAACATCTAATATCGCCGTCATTATAATTAGCATCTGAAGCGTCTTTCTCTATCGATATAATTAATATCTTACCTTGATCTGTTTTATCAAAGTCTCTTGAAAGTATATTTACACCTTCACCTTGAGCGTTAGATGCTGGCTTAAGTAGATTGAATGAACTGTCACCAGCTATGTTATTAACAGAATCCTGAGTTAAAGATATAGTGGGATTCCCACCTATCGCATCAACCGGAATCTCTTGCGCTGCATTCTTGTATAAATTATGATTGGTGATATCGCTTTCAGCGTCTGAGTTTAGGGTATAATTTATCCCACCTTCACCGCCGCCACCTAACATATTAGAGAGCTTCACTTTCTTCTTATTGAATGAATCTTCACTGTCTTCTATCAAGACAATATCGTCAATTACAGGCTCAGACTTCTCGGAAAATGAATTGAAATCAGATGCTTCTCTTTTTAGTTGAGCGTCATTTGTTACATCAGTTAAGCCTATATCTGTTTTACCTAATACAACGATACCAGTTTGCCCGTTAACGCTATTTACATCATTGGGAGAAACTTCAACATAAACACTTCCAGACCACCTATAAGTTTTATTGGTATCTAGGGCTATGTATATTTTCCCCGCCTCACCTGTAGCTGGAAATGATGCTAAATCGGCATATTCCTCCACATCATCAACATAGCTAGGAAGATATGCGGCATCTATTTTAGTGGAGGCACCTAATGGAGCAATTCCATTAGCTTGACCGACAGAATCCTCAATAGATTGTATCTCAGTCTCGTTGGTAGATATTCTAGATTCGTGATCAATTAAAATTATTGCATGTGAATTTATAGTATCTAGGTTGTCGTCCACTTGAGCATCTAGTTTGCCTATAGCTACTTTTCTATTATCGCCATTAGATATAATTTCTTCGCTAGAATATGTGTTAGATAATGGGTCTACTTCACCGTCGCGACCCAAATCGCTATTGATAGCGTTAACCATGACTTGTAAATCATCTATAAACTGAGTCTCAGAAACATCCACCTTAAAGAGAGATAGTTTTCCTTTTTTCAAGTCGTCGATTGTTTTATCTAAAAAAGTTGCGTTTGCTACAGTAGAGCTTAATTTGCTTTTAAATTGTATTGGCATGTAGTGTCATCCTAAAGTTTTCTGAAAGTTAAAGTCTTAGTTTCAAAATACCCTGTTAATTTCCTAGAGTACAATTCGTATAATTTAAATCCTGTTCCTTTTGGGTCTAGCTTAGTGCTCTCTAGCAAACAATCTATAAAGCTAGATTTATTTGAGATATCCGGTATAAACTCAATAGGATTCTTATTAATAGCGTAAGACATAAAAGATCTTAAGTCACTAATACCGTTAATATTTTCTTTTATTGCGCCCTGAGGGACTATGTCCGTTGCTAGTGTGATATTACACTCCATAAACGTATTTCTTCCAAAAGAGACCACCTCGACAACTCCATTAGCTGACTCATTTACTGAAGCTTGAGATGTTTTAACATTATCAACAAAGTCTACGTAATTCTGCAATAAAAACTGTGGCTCATAAAAGCTTCCACTTGCTATATCGCTCTCGTAAGAGTTTGAGCCTGTTTTGTCAGATGTGAACCCTATTAGAGAGAAAGCTGATATAGCCGACTGCGATCCAGTTGTTACCAACAGATCAAAATTAGCTATAGACTCTATCGTTATTTTTCTAGTCTCTCTGTCTATTGATCCAGTATATTCTTGCGAACCCTCAGCATTGAAAGCTGAAAGAACAGCTGACAAAAAGCTATCTAGCGTATAAGAGCCAACTTCAATTTGAGTCTGTAGCTCACCAGATCCTTCATTAAAATTAATAAAATCATTACTTGAATTAATTTCATGTCCATAAGTAAATCCCGAATAAGTTGTTATTGCCATTATTATCCTATTAGGCGAATCTAGCATCGGTTAGGCTTACACCCTGCTTACCGAAAGACTCGTTTAATGTTTCTGTTATAAATGTTCCAAGTTCTTCTTGTTGAACTAGAGACCCTTGAACTACTATTTCTACATTTGTGTTTGGCTCTGCTCTTTCTATGTTTTCTGGATCAGTTAAATCTTCTCCACCGCTTAAATCATTCGTAGCCAAGCCACCATCGCCACCAGCTCCGCTACTAGCTCCACCGCCACCGCTAGCTCCTAGTATTCCACCGAAAGCCGCCATTGCAGCACCACTAGATATCAACCCACTAGAAAGGGCTTGTAACGCTGGGTTTGCACTAAAAGCGTATGCTGTACCCTCTAATATGAATGCTGTACCTTGTTGAACTAGAGTCTGCCCTATTGATTGAAGAAATGCTTTCCCAAAACTTTCAACCGCATTCTCACCACTAACTAGCGCTTTACCAAACTGAGCAAAAGCCCCACCTGCTGCGACACCAACGCCACTCCTAAGAGCAACACCTGTCTTTTTTGAGAACTTACTTATTTGCTCATTAGCTTGTATTATTTGTTGTTGAGTAGATTCTGTAACAGCTGTTATACTAGATTTAAAACCATCAACAACTCCACCAAATACATCTAAAGTAGATGTGAAAGCTAGCTTAACTGGCGCAACAGCTTCCTCTATAGAGGTTGTGCTAGCCTTTAGAGCATCTATAGAAGCCTTCAGAGCGTCTATCTCTGTTTTCTTTTGTGTTATGTCGCCAAGTAGTTCGAACTCACTTTTAGTTTCGCTTAAGTTTACAACCCCACTCTGAACAGACATAAGCCTTTCTTCTAAGTCTGTTAATTCTCTGCCCGATTGTAAAAGTTTTTCAAATGGTGACTCATCTAATTCTTTTTGATTAGCTAAGCCAACAATACTGCCTTTTAGATCATTAACTTTTTGAGTTAGTAAAAATACTTTTCTTTGTGCAAGAGTAGCGTTTACGTCAAACTCTGTTAAGGCTTTAACACCTTGACCGAGCATAACACCAGACCACTTAGTTATTTCTGCCTCAGCATTTCCTATCTCAGCCTTAAGCTTACTTGTCTCACTAGCCGTATCTCTATTAAGAGTTAAAAATCTAGTTAGTGCTCCTGCTGCTTCACCTAAAGCTGGAACTAAAGCATTTATAATCTCTTGTCTTAAAAGGGCAAAATTTGCCGTGGCTTGATTTAATTTAAAATCTAAACTCTTTTTTACTATCTCGGCTGCATCTGACGTTGCGCCTAGAGAATTCTTTACTTCACCTTGTATTCTCGCAAAGTCTTCGAAGTTGCCATTTACTACTTGTAAAATAGGAGTCAATGCTCTTACATTAGGGAATAATTTACCTAGCGACTCGACATTTCCCCTAGTCGCTATCTGAACATCTTTCAGAAACTTAACTAAGCCCTTAGACTTAAGTGCTGTTGTAGAAAACTCTAGACCCAACCTAGAAGCTTCTTTTGATGCCTCAGGCGTTATCTTTACTAATGATGTTAGTAAGGCTCTGATACCTGTTACAGCTATATCAGTTTTAATACCAGCTTTAGTGATGCCGGCTATTGATCCTGCTAGCTCTTCAAATTTTAATCCGGCTGCTGCTGCTAGTGGTGCTGCGTTACCTAAAAATTCAGCCAGCTCTCCGAAAGTTGTTTGACCTTCTCTGACTGCAACAAATAAAATATCTGATGCCTCAGCAGCTGTTAAGCCCGATTGAGCGTAACTGTTAACCGATGATACTAATGCTTTTGAGGCTGTATCAATGTCAACCAAACCAGCTATTGCAGCCTGATTAGCAACTTCTAATGTTTTTAGTTGGTTTGATGTTCCCTTTATACCAGCTGATACAATTGAGTAAAAAGCGTCAGCTTGTCTAGAGGCTGATGTTCCAAATGATCCGGCAAAATCTTGGAATGTGTTTATTGAATCTCTAGTTAATTTTTCATTTTTTGGAAGTATAGAATTTACATTTGCTAGCGCTCTTTCAAAGTTTCTAATGCTAGATACTGCCTCAGACACATTACTGGCGACAGCTCTAAAGCCTACTGAAGCAGCCGCAACAGCTGCAAATTGTTTAGCCACCCCAACAAGTTGTCCCTTAACTCTCGACCCAAAAGCATTGGCAAAGTTATTACCAGCACTAGCGCCGGCTTTCTTTGCGTTACCCTCAACCTTATTAAATGCGGTCTTGGTATCACCAGCTTCAAGTACTAACTCAACAATTAATTTATCACTTGCCATTCTTAGCCTTTACTATGTCTTCGATACTAACTCCAAATCCTTTTAGATCGTCAGTTGTAACAGCCCTTTTTTCTTGCTCTGCTTTTGGTGTAGCTAACTTGTGTAGCTTCTTATGAATTTTACTTCTGTTGGCATCACTTGTTTTTGTGTAGATCAATAATTCTAGCTTTTCTAATCTTGATTTAGCTTTAGCGTGCGTCATATTATTAAACAAAAAGAAATAATCCATACTACTCATGTTGATAACTTCCTCGTATTTATAGCCAAAGTAATTCATAAACTCGACCATTCCGACTGAGAAGTTATCTATTACTTTTTTTGAGTAGTCAGCTCCTTAAGTATATCTTCTAACATGTGAATCTCTAATTTTTCACAGTCTTCTTTTTTCATTCCTAACTCAATAACAAGATCATAAATCATTCCAATCTTATCATCATTTTTTTCATAGTTTTCACTAAAATTCCTAAGCTGCATAACAGTTGGATAAGAAATTTTGTGTTTACTCTTATTAAATTCGAACTCAAGCTCTCTACTTTGAAACTTTAACATTTTCCACTCCCATAGAATAGGGAGAGCCGAAACTCTCCCACATATTAATTATTAGTTATAATAAGCTGTGATCACCTCTTGCGAAAAGATCAATTGTTGTTGGCTTAGTAGCGTCCTTAAGACCTACGAAACTAAACTCTGCTGATTGAACTTCTGATCCTGAATAAGAGATGCTATTCATGTTAGGTGCTGTTTTCCACAGTGTAACGTCAGCCGACCTATCAGATAGTGGTAGTCTTACTGGATGACCTGAAAGCATTCCGGCAAAGTCAAAAGAAGACTTATAAAGCTTAGATGTACCGTAACCAACACTAGATCCCTCTTTAGCTCCGTAACCTTCACCGATTAAAGATTCCCATCTTTCAGTATTCATCTCTAAAAGAGTTAGATCAATATTAACTGAAGACCCTTTAATTATTTGGTCTAAGATAATCTCACCAGTTGAATCTGACTTGATATCCTCTAGCTCTTGACTAGTATTAACAGTACCACCACCCTGAGCAATAGCGCCAAGTAACCCGCCGAATCCTGCTTGATTAACTACGCTTGAGATAGTCCCAGCATTAGAATAATCTTCTAGAGTTATTTCGCCTAAGAATTTATTTTCTACCTCTAAAACACCAGCTGTTGCCGTTCCTTCAAATTCAGGTAGTGCACTAATAGCAATTTGCGCTAAAGCTGAGATAGCCGAGGCTGAATCACCTGAAGTATAAACAACCTGAATACCTGTTTTACCCGCTATCATTGGATCAGTTCCAGTTCCAGCATCTAACCAAACATAGAATTGCTTTTCTTCATAGTTCTCATCGATAGCATTAAGATCAAGGTATAAATCCTCTTGATCACCTGCTGTATCATCTACAAAAGTGATAGATCTACATTCTCTAGCACCGAAATACCAATTCATAGCCTCTAAAACTTGCTCTGTTTTCTTTGTTGTTGTACAACCCATTTTATCTTCCTTTGAAAAGTTTATAATTCCATTTATTCGCTATGCACGTAACACACTGTTACTGTAAATTGTATAGAGAACTTGAACATATTGTCATTATTATTTATTGTCTCGACCTCAATACCCGATGATACTACATTCTTTATAGATGTAGTTTGGTCTATATGCTTTTTAAACATCGCATTAGCCTGAATGTTAACAGCCTCACAGTAACCCTCATCATAATTATCATTAGAATCTGTGTCACCAGCCTTATAAATGTTAACCACAACAGCCACATCGCTCTCTATTGTTGTATCTATCAGGTTTGTAGACATATTTCCTATGCCAACAAAGAAAGAATCCTCTAAAACAGTATCAGCCATCTCATCTGTCACAGGGTTAGATATAACTCTTAGATCCGAATTCTCATCTCTGACAACCTTTTTAAAATATGACCTTATTTCAGCTATCATCTTCTAAACATCCTAGTAGTTCTTATATCATAAGGAACATCATCAAGCTTCCCGTCCCCGTTTTGGTCTAACCTTAAGGCTGATCTAGTTCTCGCTCCATTTCTAAGAACCGTATACTCCTTTTTTTTCTCGTTAAATATGTCTCCACTAGAGACTTGAAAGCTTTCAAATATAATTAACAGTGCTTCAAAGCTTGACCATTGCCTAAATTGATCTTTAAATTCTGGATCAGATACAGTTGATAGGTCTAATTTGCTATATCTAGACTTATCATTTTTCCACATTCTTTGCTCATCTAGATAAGCTAATATTCTCTCTTGTGCTTTTCTGTGGGCATATATGAATGAGTTTTTACCCTTGGGCAAATACCTATGAATCTTTGGCTCGAAAGGCAGCATGTCGTTATCAGAACTCAATAAAGCATCTATCTCAACAGTCAATACATTGACGCCGGAAGTATATGTCTTAATCTTTTCACCGCTGTCAGCAACAATTTTAATAGAAACATCAACAAACCCATCTGCCTCATAAGCCCAATCTAGACTCCACTTATCGCTATCGCCGCCGTTATACACACTAATAAAATCATCTGTTGCTGATGGCTTAATTAAAACATCTGTTATGTTTTCACCATCTGTAACGAAAGATCTACTGCCATCTAATCTAGTCTTTTCATCCACCTGTAAAACAGTTTCAAAAGTTATGTTCGGGAATAATGCCATGTTTGTACTTCCTATTAATTGTAGATGGATTTAACTAATCTATCTTATTCCAATTCCATATTTCATAATCTATAACTTCTCTAAAGTTTTGCTGCTCTAATGGCATAATAGACTTTTCGCAATGCTTTTTGTCACCATCTGTATCAAAGAAGAAAAGCGTATTAACTGCAATTCTTAACCACTTAACCCAAAAATATCTCTCTTTGTCTTTAGATCTACCAAGCCTACTTGATAAAGTCTCATCTGGGTGCCCTAGTAACAAAGTATTTAATAACTGATCTATAGCTAAGAATAGATTAAATAAGTATTTAAGCATCAATAGCCTCTTCTATGTATCTTATCGTTGTCCACCCCTCATAGGGAGATCCATCAAAGCTAGGATTCACAAAACCTAATTCTGGCTTATATTTCAAGACGTATTCGGTTATCCACTCTCTGTATAGCTCTTGATGTTGAAACATGTTAAGTGGTCTAACGTACTTGTAAAAATACCTTAGAGCTGTTTCGAAGTTACCATCTTTTAGAAAGTTTCTTAGTTTATGTATATAGTCTGAAGCTGCAATAAATCCGTCTATATCTGAAACCGCATCATTATCTGATATGTGAGCAAATATTCTTTTATATAGATCAAACCCTTCTGCGTTTCTTCTATCCGTTAAAGCTTTTTCTTCCAAGAATGAATCGGTCGGAAGATTAGCATTAACAAGTGATTGAAGATCTATATCTTCCTGAGGCGTTAACTCTCTAGACAAAGTTAATGTCACATGATCATCCGTAGAGTTTATATCTATAACTACATTAGGCATTAATAAGTCTATCTTTGGTTTCAAAGTGTCTATAAGTACTGTTTTAGCGTATGTTCTAATAATCATTACGATACTCTCCATACTTCTGCCAGCGAGCCATTAAGCTCCGTTGTGCCACCATCGTTCCCTCCCCATATCTCTATGTTAAAGGTTCCTGATGATGTGTGTTGATAATAACCGACTAGGTGTATTATATTTCTAATATCGCCGCCAGTGTCTTTGGCTTCATTTTCAAACCTTAAACTTACTGGGCTTCCGTTAACTCTCAATTCAAATTCATCATTACTATTTGTTGATGATGGCTCGAATTGTATCTGAGCAGAAACTCTATATCTACCTACCGGATTACTCTGAGTAGTGTAACTTCTTCTTAGTGCTAACCCACCGCTAAAGTTAACTTGAACTGTATTGATAAAGTCTTCAAATTGCCTACCGAATACCATTGCATTTATCTGAGCTTGCAATTTCCCTAAGGCGGAAAGTATTGTGTCTGAGGCTAAAACCAATGCTACGGAGCCAAAAGATATTCCTGTCAATATGGTAGATCTAACTGATGATGCGAAATCACTTATAGTCGAGCTTAACTGAGACCCACTATGATTAGCTCTAGAAATAGAAAAATTTTGCACAGCTGTGTCAGCTTGAGCTTGAGCTGTAGAAACTGGCTTGCTTGAGTCTGATGTGTTATCAACATTCGACAAACCAACGCTGCTTTTTGTTATTACTACCGCACCTGTCTGAGAATTAACAGATTGAACGGGAGCAGCGCCGGCGGCGCCTAGAGAGTTCACATAACCGGCGTCGTTTGCAAGACTGCTAATATTGTCGCCCGATTGCAACGCACTATTAATAGTGGACAATACAGAAGATTCAATATTTGCTTCGAAAAAGTTTAGTGTATCATCATAGATCCATGTGATAGTTGCAGAATCTTGGAAGCTATTGGCTAGTAAATCCTCAACCTCTTCACGGGTAACGCCCTCGCTAAAATAACGAAAAGCCCCAGAACTATCTCTATAGCCCCACTGGTTAGTAGATTCTTTATAGAACAACCTAACAAAACCCGCATTAGGAGTGTCAATAGATGCTTCTGTTTGCGCCTCTTGTAATATTGACATTGACTAGCCCTTTATATTTGCAAGCTCACCATCAGCCAAGATGACAAGCTCTGCATTACCTATTATTTTAAAGTCTCCACACACTACCATTTGTCTCTTTTCTGGTATTGTTAAAACTTCATCCTCTATTCTCTTGTAAGAGTATCGACCGTAAACAATATCATCATCAGAAGCCTGAGATATCTTACCCTCGCTGAGAACTAAAGGTCTTCTTTCCATTCAAACTATCCTATTAAAACACAGTCATCTGTATCAGTGTTAATAGTCGTTGCATTGATAGCTTTACCTAGAAACTGGTGAATCTTTCCGACGTTAGCTGGGTTGTTAGGATCTAGTGGTGTCTCCGTAGGTAAACCATTTAAGCCTAAGTACTGCCTAGATCCAACTGTTAGCCCAGTAAGACCAGTATTACTACCCTCAAAATATACCGTAGCTAAATTTCCATCTGTTACCGCGTCAATGATAAACCCGTCAGCGTTTCTACCATTTGAGTTATCAGCAAGTCTAATTTCGGGCGATCCCAGATTTTCGAAAATCTGAATATATGAACCACCTGAGATATCCCCAGAAGCCTCTATCATGGCAACGTCAGCCCCAATTCCCGATGGTAAAAGAGATATGTCAATTTTACCTGTTGAGTCTGTAGCTATAATATCGCCAGCCTCAGCAACACCCGTACTAACTGTTGTCGCCTCTACTAATTTTGCTTTTCCGTTTTCTAATGTTTGAAATTTATCAGCCACTTTAATCTCCTAGATCATTATCGGTTCTTGTATGTTTATTTGTATCTCACCAATTCCATTACTAGTTCCTATCAAGGTTCTAAATCCTGCTACTGGTGGTATATTTGTTAAAGTGCCATTGGCACCTAAATATATTTGATCATTTATAGGAAAATTGAAAGAGCTATCATTTAGCTTTCCACTCTCCACATATTTAACAGGATAACCGTCTAGCGCACCTGTTATACTTATGCCTATCACTGAAGCCTCAGAATAAGTCACATTATCTTGAGCTAGAGATATTCCCCCAACTGTTTTATATATAGCCTTAACAGCGCTAATATCCCCATCGGCGATATCTATAACGTCAGAGTTTCCTATAGCACTCGCTAACTCATCAACATTACCTATAACAGTTTCGATAGCATCAAAACCATCGCCACGAGTGGGGGAGTCTACAAACTTCCTATACTCTCTGCCCTCAATTGTTTTTGGTATTGCCATCTTTCTCGCTTTCTATTTGCATAACGATTTCATTCTTTGCTATTTCATAATACCAAGCATACCAATAACCTTTAGCATACGTGATGTTATCAAATTCCAAAGCAGCCATTTTTAGCTCTATTTG